TCACTCGCCGGAGAAATTGCCGCCGCCGTCGAGATTGGCATCGCCGGGATTGGGATAGGCCATGACGAAGTCATTGGTCGGCATATGCGGAAAGCCGCGGAAATTGGCGGCATTGGCGAATTTCGCCCGGCAGGTGGCGAAGCGCTTGTCGCAACCGGCTTCGACCATGAACTGGTCGTCAAGGGCGATGGTGCCGGCAGGCGCCTGCCACAGTTCCAGGAACACCGCGCCCGCTTCCAGCCGGTGCGTCTTGACCTCGGACACAGTTCCCACATTCGCACCCGTGGTCCACACGAGGCGCCCGCGCTCGAACCAGCGGCCGGGGAAATTGGCGAGGCCGCCGGCATCCAGCCTGCGGTTCGCCTGCACGGCGGCCACGCTGCCGAAGCCGCGAAACCCTTCCGTATCGAGCGAGAAGCGGCAGCGCTCGTCCCCCAGCACCGCGTCGCAGGTGAACTGATAGAGCCTCCCGCGGGGCTGATTGAGCCGATGGGCCAGGCCGCGGATCTCGGCGGTGAAGGCTTTGCCGCTGCGGCTCACCTCGCCGAGATTGCCCTTGCGCATGAGCACCCACTGGGTGGGATCGCGCCAGTTCACCCGCAGGATTTCCACTTGCGCGTCATCATAGCGGCCGGCGGCGATATCCTCTTCGGTGATCGCGTCCGCGCTCAAGGCCGCTTCTGCCTGCATGGTGTCCACGGCAAGCCCCAGGCCGGACGCGATCTCGCCCGCGGTGAAGCCGGTACCGGCCTGGTAGGTGACCCCAGCCACCACCAGGTCCAGATCATGGTCGGTGAAGCCCATCACCACGCCGTCATGGCGGGTGATCTTCCAGCACCAGGCCAGCGTCGTGGCGCCGCTGCCGAGATGGGCCTGCAGATCCGGGCTCAAGGCTTTCATGTCCGCACCTCCACCAGCGGGATGTTGGGGATTTCGCCGGCCTGGAAGGCGGTCAGGTTGATGTCCAGCATGTCGGTATCGAAGCGCACCGGCACATCGAAGGCAAAGCCCGCGGTCACGGCCGCACCGGCCACGGGTGCCGCCGCAAAGGTCACGAGGCCGGTTGTCACGTCAACGGTGAAGTCCACACCCAGGCTCTGCTCGATGCCGGCAACCGCCGCCCGCACCGTGCCCGCCGCCGGCTTGGCAATGGGCCTGATGTAGCTCACAGGGCCCGATGCATAGTGCTTCACCAGCTGGAAAATGGTTTGGGTGCCATCGCCGGTGCCGAGCTGCTGATCAGTCGGCGCGATATTGCCGCTGGGCGCGCAGGATTTGAAATCCGCATGGTCCTTGAAGCGGAAACCGTAGAGGCGGCCGCCGCGTGCCTCGAAGAAGGCGAGCACTGCGTGCAGGTCGTCCAGCGAGCGCACCCCATAACCGGCATTGTAGCGGCGTCTGGAATGGGCCCAGCGGCCGTTGCGCTCCTCGCCGCCCGAGGCGAGCGTCACCACATCGGTGCGCCGCTCGGGCCCGCCCGACGAGCCGAAGGCGATGCTGGTGGGAAACCGCACCTCATGAAAGGTCATGGCTGCTCTCGGCTGTCACAGATTGCGCTGGCCCCGGGCCATGGCTCTCGCCAGTATGGCGCCGATCTCCGATTGCGAGCGGCGGAAGCCGGCGACGTCCGGGGTGGTTACGTTGAAGGTGATGTGGATCGGCCGGGCGCCCGCCCCGTCGCTGCGCACGCCGAGGCGGCCGTCTGCGCCGCGGGCGAGCGGCAGGATGGCTTCCGGCCCCGCCTCGCCCATGAGCCCCGTGCCGCCGCGCAGGGGAAACAGGGTCGGGCCGTTCACCACCCCGCCATCGGCGAAGGGTTTGAGCACCCCGCCCGTGAACACATTGCCGCGCGCATTGGCGGTGAGGCCGCTGATCGCGCTGGTGAGCGCGGTGCCGATCCCCTGGGTCAGCGGCCGTAGCGCCGCCGTCAGGGTCTGCCGCGACAGGGACAGGATGAGCGAGCGCAGCACGTCATCCAGCTTGCGGCCGCTGATTGCCGCATTGGTGAAGACCCGCGCCATGGAACGCTCGAAGCCGGCGGTGAGCCGCCCCACCTCCTCTAGGTCCTTCCTGAACTGGGTCGAATCGAGCGCGATCGAGACGTTTAACCCCTCAATCTCCTCTGCCATGATCAGCTCCTTGGTCTGGATAGCGCTGGATCAGGCGGTCGAGCGTGGCGCGGTCGAGGGCGTCTGCGCCCCGCGGCAGCACGCCGGCGCCTTCGAGGGCCGCGCCGAGCTCGCGCGGGGTCATGGACCAGAAGCTGGCGGGATGCAGCTTGAGCACGCCCAGCCCCAAGGCCATCAATCGCCGCCAGGGGAACCCTGATGTGGCCCGGTTGTCAGGCACCATCATCGGCTCCGAACGTTGCCTGCAGCAGCGCTGCCGCCAGCCTCACAAATCCGGCGGCGCCACCCTCCATGGTCATCCGCGCCACTGTCGCATCGTCGACTTCTGCGCCGCCACCGCGCAGGCCCGCCCCGATGATCCTGATCACATCGGTCGCCTGCAGCCGGCCGCCGTCGAACCGCTGGGCGAGCTGCATCAGGTCGATGCCGCCATAGGCGGATTCGAGCTCGGCGAGTGCCCCCAGGGTCAGGCATAGCCGGTACGGCCGGCCGTCGAGCACCGCCTCGACCTCGCCCCGGTGTCGGTTGACCATCGTGCCGCTCATGCCGCTGTAAAGGTGAGCGGGCCGGCGGATTCGAGCGCCAGTTCGAAGCTCAGCTCGCCATCGTGTTGACCGGCATAGTCCAGGGCGGTCATCTGGAACTTGCCCTCGATCGTGCCGAAATCGGGCACGATCACCTGCCAGTCGCGGATCGTGTCGGCGAAGAAATAAGAACGGGCGATCGCGTCCGAGCTTTCGTCCCGGAAGATGCCGGCGCCCCGTATGCTGGCTGATTTCACCCCGGCGCCGGCCAGCAGCTCCCGCCACTGGTTCACCGAGTCCGCATTGGTGGTGTCGACCGTGCGGGCATTGAGCCCGATCGAATGGGTGCGCAGGCCGGCGATGGTCAGGAATGCACCATTGCCGTCCTGATCCACCTTGAGCAGCAGATCGCGGCCGCGTTGAGCCGTCATGGTCCTCTCCTATGCATCCGTTCAGTGAGGCTGCGTGTCAGGCGTCCTGGGCCAGCGGCTCGGTCACGGCGCGCAGCCGGACGACCCCGTGATAGGTCACGCCATCCGGGTCGCGCAGGGCGTGCCAGAAGACGGGGCGCAGGTTGATGAGCCTGTGACCGGTCAGGGCCGGCAGTGGGCCGTCGAGCGCTTCGTCGATCGCGCCCATGATGGTCTGGATCTCGCGGCGGCCGGCCGCCCGTGACCACACGTGGATGGTTACGTGGTGCTCGTGGCCGCGGCGGTTTTGGGTGCTCCAGTCGCTGGTGCGGATCTCGCCTATGGTGACATAGGGGAACGGCCGGCGCTCCTCCACGTCATCGGCGATCCCGTCGGGACCGATGAGATCGGTCACCCCCGCATTGGCGCTCAGATGGCTGAACAGCGCCTTTTGCAGCGCCAGGGCGGCGACAGTGCTCATCGCCTGCCCTCCTCGTTTTTCGCTGCCGCCGCTGCCTTGATCCTGGCCAGAACCTCGGCGAGGCGCGCTGCGAGCCGCTCGCGGCCGGCTATACGCAGTTCGATCTTCATGGGGTGAGCCTTTCCCGCACGAGACAGGTGAGGTGTCGCCGCCGCTCGGCATCATCCCGCACGCTGTCGATTTCAAAGATCCTGGTGCCGGCGATCAACCGCATGTCGGTGGACACGTCGTCCCGGTAGCGGATGGTGATCCGGTGCGTCACTGCCGCCGAGATCTTCTCCGCCTTCACGCCGTTCTCGAAGCGCACCGGTTCCACCGCCGCCCAGACCGCTGCCACCGGCTGCCAAGTCACCTCGGCGCCGCCGGTACCGTCGCTCACGCGGACGGGCCGCTCCAGCCTGAGCCGATGGCGCAGCTTGCCGATGCGGGTCACAGCGCCAGCACCCGGTACGGGGCGATCAGCGCCTTGATCATGGCCGGCAGCTCGAAGGGCTGGTCGCCGAGGCCCACCGGCTCGCGGTTCTCGTACCAGTGGGCGACGAGCTGCAGGATCGCCTGGCGCAGGGTCGCGGGCACCGTTTCCGGCTCGTCACCATAGCCGGCGGTAACCTCGATTTCGATGCCGCGGAAGGCCCGTTCCGGGCGCGGCCATTGTTTGCCGGTGCGCGGCTTCAGCCGAGGCAACACGCCCGTATCGGCCACATAGATCGCGGGGTCGACGAGCTCGGGTTCGCCGTCGTCGCCGTAGACGAGGACCCGGTCGACCGTCTGAACCGGCCGGATGGGCAGCGTGATGATGCCGTCCTTGGGCCAGTCGTCCAGGAACACCGACCAGCCCTGGGTGATGAATATACGCCGGGTGGCGATTTCCAGGTGGATGCGGGCAGAGGTGATCAGCGCGGCAATCAGCTCGTCCTCGAACGCGCCATCCACGCGGAGATGGCCACGCGCTTGCTCGAGGCTCACCGGTTCGACCGCCGGCGGTGAATTGGGAACCGACATCATGGGTCGTCTCCGACAACGTGCTCTCAAATTCATGGAGGGGGCGCGGCAAACGGTCTCCCGCTGGCCGCGCCCCACATTCGGCACGCCCCTGTCGAGGGGGAGGCGGGGATCAGGACGTGCCGAATTTGATGAGCTTGATCGCGTCGAAATCCTGCACGCCGCCGCCGACCCGCTTGGTCGTGTAGAACAGCACGTAGGGCTTCGCCGAATAGGGATCGCGCAGCACCCGTAGCCCCAACCGGTCGACGATCAGGTAGCCGCGGCGGAAGTCGCCGAAGCCTACGGAGAAGCTGTCCGTGGCCATGTCGGGCATCGCCTCCGCCTCCGCGACGGGGAAGCCGAGCAGGCTTGCCGGGGTGCCCGCCTGCAGGGCGGGCTGCCAGATATAGTTGCCGTCCAGATCCTTGATCTTGCGGATCGCCGCCTGAGTCTTGCGGTTCATGACCCAGTGGGCATTCTGCCGGTAGCCCGCCTTGAGGGCATAGACCAGGTCGACCAGCACGTCGGCCGGATCGGTGCCGGCGAAATCGCCCGCGGCGCCGGTGGCGAGATAGCCGAGATTGCCCCAGCTCCATCCGCCATTCGCGACCTTGGCATAATCCAGGAAGCCCCTCGGCTTGTTGCTGCCGTCGCCGGTCACGAAGGCCGTTCCTTCCTGCTCGGCGAACACGGTGCGCACTTCCTCGGCGATCCACTGGTCGATATTGACGGCTGAGTCATCGAGCAGGGTCTGGGTTGCCGCCGGCATCGCATAGAGCTCCATGGTGGGGAATTCGAGCGAGGCGAGCGTGGGCGAGGTGGTCTGGTTGCGGGTGCCGGTCTCGGCCACCCAGCCCGCGGCGGCGCCGGTCGTCACGAAGGGCTTCTTGTAAAGCGCGCCGGAGACTTGCCGCACGCTGGCGATGGCGCGGATCGGCGAGATCTCGGCCATGAGCCGGCCGATCTCGGTCTCGGTCTCCTCGGGCACGAGATAGCCGCCATCCGGCCCTGAACCGACCGAGAGCGCCTTCGCCTCCAGCCCGGCGAGGCCGGTGGTCTCGCCCTTCCGGACATAGGCGTGGAAGGCGGCCTTGTGCTCCGCCGCGCGGGCGTCAGGCAGGCCGTCCTCCGCAGTGCTCGCGCCCAGGCGTGGCCGGGCGGCCTTGAGCACCAGCTCGTCCAGCCGCTGCTTCTGCTCGTCCAGCGCGCCGTTGATCCGCTGCACCTTCTCGCTGGTCACGGCGTCGGCCGTCATGCGCCGCTCCAGTTGCGCGAGGCGTTCGTCATTGGCCTCCTTGAAGCTCTCGAAGGCCTGCATGAAGCCGTTGAAAGCGGCCGCGATATCCGCCGATGGCGGTATGGCGACCTTGGTCTCGAACGGTCCGTGGTCCAGATCTCGCATCATGGTTGTCCTCGCTTGGCAGATGATCAGGTCAGGAAGGATCGGGCCGCGGCGCGGATGGCCGCCGCGGTGGTCATGGGAAGCGGCACTGGAGCAGGCTGCCGCTGCCCCATGATCCGGGCCTCGCTCAGCAGCGGAAAGGTGACGATCGAGATCTCCCAGAGATCCACCGCCCTCAGCAGCCGCAACCCGGTCGCGCGGTCGCGGGCGGCGCGCACCGTGCGGAAGCCGATGGACAGGCCGTCGAGCGCGCCGAGGCGGATCAGCCGGGCAATGTCCTCCGCCCGCGCGACGCCCGCCGCCAGCATGCCGCTCGCTTTCAGCCCATGGCGGTCCTCGCGGATATCGGTCCAGATGCCGATGGGCTGCGCCGGGTCGTGCTGGAACAGCATCTTCACCGCGGCCGGCGGCCGGCGGGCGAGGCTTGCGGCGAAGGCGCCGGCCATCACCACGTCGCCGGCGCTGTCCGGGCGGCCGAACAGGCTCGCATAGCCCTCGACGCGAAGCGAGGCTTCGAAATTCATGGATGATGTCCTGTGGAAAATCGAAGAGGGGGCCTGCCCAGAAGCTGGCAGCACCGACCGCCCGCGGTTATTCGGACGGCCTGCTCGCCTGGCGCGGCCCATAGCCGACAGCGGCCCGCTTCTCGTCGTCCGAAAGGAACGTCGCGGCGTTGATGCGCGACCACAGCGCCTCGCGCTCGGTGGCCAGCGCCTCGATCTGGTCGGCATCGTACCAGAGCCGCAGGTCCTCGCCGAAGCTGGGCGCCAGCCACTGGCTCAAGGCCCGTGCCGTACGCCCCACCAGGGGCAGCACCGTCTGGCGCCAGAAGGTGCGGTTCGCCTCGGCGTAGTTGGCGAAGGTGTTGTCGCCGGGAATGGCCAGCAGCATCGGCGGCACGCCGAAGGCCAGCGCGATCTCGCGGGCAGCCGTGTTCTTGGCCTCGATGAAGTCCATGTCGCGCGGGCTCAGGCTCATGCTCTTCCAGTCGAGCCCGCCTTCCAGCACCAGGGGCCGTCCGGCATTGGCCGTGCCCTGGAATGAGGTCTCCAGCTCCTGCTTCAGCCTAGCGAACTGCTCTTCCGAAAGGTTGCCGGCGCCGTCCTGGCCGGCATAGACGAGCGCGCCGGAAGGGCGCGCCGCGTTGTCCAGCAGGCTCTTGTTCCAGGCGCCCGCGGCGGTATGCACGTCCACGCTGTGCGCGGCCGCCTCGAACGGGCTCAGGCCGTAGTGCTCGTTGGTGGGATTGAACAGCTTCAGGTGCAGGATCGGCTTCTGTCCGCGCGCCGGCTGGGTGAAGCGGACAGTCTGCCCGTCCACCGTATAGGCATAAGCTTCGGGCCAGCCGTCGCTGCCGGGAATGACCCGCATGCGGTCCGGCCGCAGCACGTGCAGCTCGCGCGGGCGGCCGCCGACGGCGACCACCTCGAGATAGCTGTTGCCGGCGGTCTGCAGGTAGCCGTAGAAGGCTTCGAACAGGTCGGCACCGCTGCTGACCGGATTGGGGCTCGTCAGCAAGTCGAGCAGCGGATGGCGGTTGACCTCGGCGTTTCCGTCGTAGAGCAGCCAGGGCACGGCGGCCGCGGCTTCGGCGATCATCCTCACGCAGCGATAGCCCACCGCGTTATGCGCATAGCCTTCGCGCGCGAGGCTCGCATAATTCCGGGGGGTCCATACCGGCTGCCCCTGCATGTGCAGGGCGATGAGCGGACCCGTCGCGCTGCGCTTTTCCTCGGGCGCGGTCGCTGCCGGTGAAACCGGCCTGGTGGCCCGCCACTTCAATCGTTCCAGGATGCCCATGCTGTCCCCTGCTGAATTGATCAAACCGCGCGGATGCGCGGCGCCCGCTGGCGGCCGAGCATCAGGTCGGTGAAGGCCCAGACCAGGGCGTCCGCCCGGTCGGGGCTGCGCCCGGCGCTCGCCACCAACTGCGCGAAGCTCACCAGCTCGTCCTCGAGCTCGGGAAAGGTCCCCACATGCGATATCCGCCCCTGCTCGTAGAGCGCTGCGACCGGTTCCGCGCGAACCTGCTTGCCCCGGCTCGCCCGCACCGCGCGAAACGGGATCGCCGGGTCCACCTCGCGCAATACCGCTTCGACCATGTCGCCCCCTTGATTGACTTCCGCCACCAACCGGTCCGCCTCGAACGAGTGCAACAGCTCGATGGCGCGCTTTGCCCAGCGGCCGGGTGCTGCGCCGTCCAGCGAGCCGTCGTGCAGAACGTAGCCGCGCCCGTCGCCGCCGATCCCGGCGCAGACGATGCCGCAGGCATTGGCCCTGGCCGAGCCGGTGGCCGGCGGGTCGACGGCGACAACGACCCGGACCAGGTCCGGGGCTGCGGCCAGCCGTCCCGCCTCGATGTCGGCGCGTTTGAACAGCGCGTCGGGATCATCCTCGATCAGCTCGCCGTCGAGCTCCTGGCGGCCGAGCCTGGTGCCGCCGTATTTTCCTTCGACCGCCGCGATGAAGGTGGGCGCCAGGTTGGCCGCGTTGTCCCGGGTCCTGGCGCGGGAGACCCGCGTGCCCGCATCCGCCAGCAGCCGCTTGAGCAGCGGCACCGGCTTCGGTGTGGTGGTGGCCACGATCCGGGGTCTCGCGCCCAGGCGCAGGCCGAACTGCAGCATGTCCCAGGTCTCTTCGGCATTGCGCCACTTGGCGATCTCGTCGCACCAGGCCACCTCGAATTGCGGGCCGCGCAGGGCGTCCGGCTCCTCGGCCGAGAAGAGCTGCGCGATGGCGCCGTTGGCCCAGGTGATCGTGCGCTTGGAAGGCTCGTAGTCCGGGCGGCTCCGGCGATCGTGGACGGCAAGCAGCCCGGAGTCTCCCTCGACCATCACCGCGCGCACGTCGTTCAGGGTCTGGCCCACCAGGGCGATCCGGCGCACCGGCGCGCAGCAGAAGCATAGATCCCCCCGCGCTTGCGCCTTGATCCATTCCGCGCCCGTTCGGGTCTTGCCGGCGCCGCGGCCGCCCATCAGCAGCCACACGGTCCAGGTCTCGTCGAAATCCGTAAGATCCGGCGGAAGTTGATCCTTGCGGGCGCGCAGCGCCCAGTCCCTCTGCATCTCCGTGAGTTCGCCCAGCCCAAGCCGGCCGAGCCGGGCCAGTCGCTCAGAGGGGGCCAA